TTACTTTTATTTTTGACATGCAATTATTTAGCAAAAATATCTGTATTCTGATAAATAAGTGTAACAACGAAGTTTAAACGGAGTTTAAATATGAAACTTAAAGACTATATAACAGAATCATTCAACAAAGAGTACGGCTACAGAGTAAAGTTTGCCGCTGATTGTGGTTCTGAACAAATGGACATGTTAGAAAAATGTCTAGACAAATATAACCTTGTCAGTGCTACACCATTTAAAAGAACACCTATAGAAGAGAATCCAAAAGAATTTTATAGAGCAAAAGGTACACAATGTACATCAGAGGTATGTAGTACAGATATTATTTTAAAGTACCCAGTCAACGAAAGAATATTAGAAGTATGGTTGGCTGTTAATTTAGGTATGGATCACGAAAGAGTCCTTGCTTATGGTGTTAAAGATCCTAGAAGAATAGAATCTGAAATGGCAGAACTTAGAGCAAAAGAAGATGTAGACAGACAAGTTTCAGAAGAAGATGCACTACTCAACGATGAAAGTATGGAACATTACGAAAATGAAAATGCAGATGTTGATTTTAAAGCAAACTTCTTTGGTGAAGAATATAATAAAAAGTTTTTAGAGGAATTAGCAAAAATTAAAGCAGAGAAAGGCGCAGACTATTTCCGTAACTATCCTAGTAAAGACGAATTAATGGGCGATGACTTAGCAGAACTAGGTGCTCAAATACACGGATTACCGAATATGGGTAGAGGTACAGAATCAAGTAAAACTGTTGATGTTATTTCTCAAAGTAGTAAGAGGTCGTAACAATGTCAGATAAGAAAATTATAGAGGCTGAACCAGTAATGAAGACTACTGATATAAGTAGAATTAGAACATTAGGCGGAGCAGAAATGGCTGGCCTAATTACTAGTAGATTACAAAGTGCTAGAACTCATTTACAGCAAGGTAAGGCACTACCAGCCGCAGAATCAGAACAAATAGAAATATTACTAGGTCTTTTAGACCCAATGATTCAAGCAGGACATTTACCTAAGTTAATACAGTTGAATAAAATATCAAGTAAAGTAGTAGCCGATAAACAAGCATCAATGCAAAAAGATCTTGATGTACCTGCATGGCAAAGACAAGGTAAAACAAGATCAGATATGGGCATTAATGATCCTGATGGTGGTAAAATACCAGGGCCTAACGAAATTGCTTCCGGACAAATAGAATCTATAGAAGAAGAACTGTCTAGAGAGGCTGTGCAAAAAATGGTAGGAGATGATACTGCATTAACACAAAAGGTAATGATGGCTTACGGTATGATGAAGAAAGGAGAAGGAATTCCACCTTCACATGCACAACCGTTTTTTCAGTTCATTAAACCTGTTCTAGATAGTTTAACTGGTTCAGATGCAGTTGATAGTATATCAAGACATAAAGAAAAATTTGCACAAGATGTAGAACCAGAAGTAGAACCACAAGAACCACAACAACCTGATCAACCTGATCAAGGTCCTGAAGATGTAGGACAGCAAAAAACACATAAAGATTTAGGACAAGTTAGAGTTATTAATTCTACTATGCCTAAAGCAGATGATGAGGCTATTGTTCAAACAGATGATGGAAAAGTAGTAAAAGTCAAACTAGCAGATATAGAAGAAGGTATGGAAATAGAAGCAATTAATTTAGACGAATTAAAAATGTTAGCAGGACTTTCAGAAGCAATGAGTGATGCTTATGGTGATGCAGATTCCCCTGAACATGTTGAAGGTTCAGTAGAATTTAAGCAACATAAAAATACTGATAAAGGTTCTGTAAGTATAGAAGCAAGTGGCGATGATATGCAAGAACTTGCAAAAGTACTTAAAATGGCAGGACTTACTTTACCACAAGACATGTATAAAGATGAACCAGAAGCAGACGACGAACCAGAAGCACATGATGAACCTGAAGTACAAGTAGTAGAGCCTGATAGTGATGAAGAATCACCATGTGGCACTAGCGATGCAGACGCTTCATACTCAACAGATAAAGAAGTTTTAGTAAACTACATCAAAGATAAATTAGCAAAACGACTTTCATAAATTCATGTTTACCGATCTATATGTAGACGGAACAAGTTATGCCTCAGGATGGGGTAAAGGTCACGAAAGAAGTCTATTTAAAACAACAGATACCTATTCTTGGGTAGATGAATTTGCAAATTTAACTAATTGTAATAATTTATGGAATCATTCCTTAGTTGCCAAACCTTGCGACATGCAAGTATTCGATATACAAAATTTCTGTAATCAGTATTATAATAAATTCAAAACATTTGATAGACTGTTTGTTGTCGCAGAGTATTCTTATATTACATATAGAAGTATAGGAACAGTTAAGGCAAGAGACGGTATATTTAAAAATCAAGATATTACTCCTGTTGTTATGGCAAAAGGAACAGAAGTTAATAATAACGAAACAGGTGGCTTTGGATATATGATTTCTTACGTTAGGAAAAGTACTGATTATCTAGACATACAAGAACCTTTGTTTGTAAGTGTACCTGAAGAACATATTGATGCGGATGATGTAAAAAAAGTTAAGGAATTTGCAACACAATGGCTTCTCACACGATTTACAAATTATGTAGAGCATTTAGAATATATGTATAAAAATCTTTCCCTAATAAAAAATTTTTTAATCAAACGAAATATTCCTTTTTTAATATATTCTGCCGCTGTATCTGATGATGCTCCAGAAAAACCCTTCATAGATCAAACTTTAAGATCATTAACAAAAGATAAAAGAGTTATTCCTTTAAGTGCCTTTTCAGGTAAAGCCATCTCTAAAAAATATTCTATTGAAGAATATACAGTACATCCTGATAAATTAGGGCATATGGCTATAGCTCAACATCTATATGACTGGATATTAAAACATAATCTACACAAAAAACCAAATCCAAGTATAATTACTGTATAAATAGTAATATGGCACGAGGAACAGCAGATACCAGTCTGGTTAAACAAGGCTATAGCAAGGTCGCATATACCCCAGATACTATTCAAGATTTCAAAAATTGTGCAGATCCTGTGGGTGGCCCTCTGTATTTTATGACTAATCATGTAAAAATACAACATCCTACAAAAGGTGGTATAGATTTTGACCCTTTTAAATATCAGTTAGATCTAATAGAAAACTATAATAATTACAGATACAGTATAAACATGCTGGGTAGACAGATGGGTAAAACTACTGTAGCCGCAGGATACTTGCTGTGGTATGCTATGTTTAAGCCTGATAGTACAATATTAGTTGCGGCTCACAAACAAGCAGGTGCTCAGGAAATTATGCAACGTATTAGATACGCATACGAAAGTGTACCAGATCATATTAGAGCCGGTGTAACAGAATACAATAAAGGTTCTATGTCGTTTGATAATGGAAGTAGAATAGTAGCAAGTACAACAACAGAAAATACTGGTAGGGGTATGTCACTTACATTAGTATACTTAGATGAGTTTGCATTTGTACCACAACGAATTGCGAGTGAATTCTGGACTTCTTTATCGCCTACATTGGCAACTGGTGGTAAATGTATTATTACATCAACACCTAATAGTGATGAAGACACATTTGCTATGATATGGAATCAAGCAAATAAACTTTTTGATGAACATGGTAATGAGCAAGATGTAGGTGTAAATGGATTTAAGCCTATGTTAGCAATCTGGGACCAGCACCCAGATAGAGATGCCATATGGGCAACAGAAGAAAGAGGAAGAATTGGCGAAGAACGTTTTAAACGTGAACACGAATGTGAATTTGTAATATATGATGAAACATTAATAGATCCATTAAAGTTATTAGAAATGAATGGTAAAGAACCTATACTTAAAAGTGGACAAGTCAGATGGTATAAACATCCAACACCAGAGGGAATTTATGTATTATCACTAGATCCAAGTACTGGTACAGGCGGAGACAATGCCGCAATACAGGTTATGGAACTTCCTAGTATGGTACAAGTAGCAGAGTGGTGCCACAATAAAACTCCTATAGAAGGGCAGATAAAGGTCTGTATGGAAGTAATGCAATATATAAAAGACCAAGGTGCACCACAAATTTATTGGAGTGTGGAAAACAATGCTATTGGAGAGGCGGCATTAGTAGTAATTAGAGATACTGGGGAGGAAAATTTCCCTGGAGAAATGCTACATGAACCAAAGAAAGTACAAGGAAAGAAAGGTCGCAGAGGTTATTATACAACACATAAAACAAAGATAGAGTCTTGTTTAAATCTTAAACGATTAATAGAACATGATAAGATAAAACTAGGCAGTAAAATGTTAATGAGTGAGTTAAAAAACTTTGTATCCACAGCAAATACCTTTAAAGCAAAGCCTGGACAATCAGACGATTTAGTTATGAGTCTTACTTTAGGACTTAGAATGATAGATTTTATAAGCACCTTTGAAGATGATGTTTACAATGCTGTAAATAGTGGTCTTGGTTGGGACGACTTTAATTCAGATGATGACGACGACTGGGATCAACCTATGCCACTTATCTAATGGCAACTTTTAACTTTAAAGGAAAAGATATAACTATTCCTAACGGATATTCCCAAGAAGACATTATTAAAACATATAGGCATAAACATCTTCCATTAGCATTTACTTCAGAAGACTCTTATAAAAAATATGCTATTGAGAGTGGTATATTTAATAGATATGATTTTTTCAAAAACATAGACAAGTTAATTTATCACATACAATTTAGTAATGAACTTATCATAGAGAACATAGTAACAGAAAATTTTTATTTTACAATACCCGATCATATTGTTAATGATAGCAATTACAATATTGTTATAGATACAATTATAGATGATTTACTACCTGATGTAAGTAGTACACAAAAAAATGATTTATTTTTCCATAAGATTCTAATTAATACAATTAAAAAATATAATTTAAGTAAAGAAAGGTTTATAGTATTAGGATATTATTATAATATAAATTCTTTAGACTTTACATATATCCCTATACATTATTTGTTTTACTCTAAGGTTTCTTATAATCCTAATATTTTAGATGATAAAATTAAACAAATTAAATCTCATACTAAAAGACAATTTAAAATATTATGTCTTAATAACAAACCAAGAGAACATAGATTAAATTTATTTAATTATGCTTTTCAAAACAATTTACTTAAAAGTAATCATCATACACTTGCCTGTACTGTAGAAGAATTAAGACGGTACACAACAAAAACATATCCGTTTGAGCATTTACTTCCTTTTAATACAGATTTAAATCCACAAGAAGGTAATTGGAGTGGAGCATTTGAACGTTACCAAACTCTTGCAACAAACTCCTATGTTGATTTTAGTACAGAAACAAGATTTATAGAAAACGGACCTGTTATTTTAACAGAAAAGGCATCTCAGTCTTTTAAAAATGTTAAACCATTTGTATATTGTGCAACACCTGGCTCCTTACAATTATTAAAAGATAAGGGATTTAAAACTTTTGATAAATGGTGGTCAGAAGAATACGACGGCATAACTGATAATGAAGCACGAATGAACGAATTATGTAGGTTATACAAAGAATTGACTGAGTATTCTGATGAGCAATGGGTAGATATTATTTACGATATGAAAGATGTTTTAATACACAATTACAATACCTTTAAATTGCATCTAGAAGAAGATACTATACTTGACAACATTAACAATTACTTTGAAAACAATCAAATAGATAAATAGTATTATGTCAATTAATATAGAAACAGTAGCAGAAAAAACTTTTAATGTCTTAAAAGGCTTTGGATTTGAAGTAAGAAGTTTTGATAAAGACGGTAATCAAGTTATTAATCCAAAAGAAGCAACACGGTTTGCTGTAGCAGAACCTAACTTACTTGCTAGATTAGATATTAAAGAAAAAGCATTACTATTAGCAACAAGTCAGGATTTAAGTGAAAGTCCTGTAAGAGATATGTTAAAAGAACTTGCACAAGATTATTTAATGAGTTTTGACTACAAAATATTTGACAAAAAAATTAAACCTAAAGGCGAAAAAGTAGATATCAAAAGAAATGCGGAGACGGACATGGCAGATGTTATGGAAGAAATTAATACTATTAGAAAACTATCAGGATTACAAGCAATACCAGAAAAGAAAGAGGAAGATTGTGTAGACTGTAAAGGTACAGGTTTTAAAGATGGCGACTCTTCAAGTTCTAAATCTTGTAAAACTTGTGATGGTGAAGCCAAGGATGATGGCTATTTTGGTGGTACTAAGGAATATAATAAGAAATCTGTTAACGAAGCCAGTTTAGGTAAAATGACTGGTAGCAGAAAGTCCAGTTATCAACCACTAGCAGACAATGTTAAAATTATTGTTAGACACAATAAAGATGTAAACGAAGAAGTACGTGGTGCTAGAAGCAGAAATATTCACAGTATTTTAATACAACGTGGTGAAGAAAAGTTTAAAATGGCAGAAAATAATTTACAAGCCGCAAGAGCAATGGCAAGACATCTACACAATGGTGGAGAAACTTTTGACGAAATAGGCGAAGCAATTACAGAAATGTCAAAAGACTATGGCAAACTTAGAGAATTTGTTAGATATGTAAGAAAGGCTAACTTGGTTAACGAAACCAATGAAGAGTTTGTGACATTAGCAGTAGAAAATATTAATGATATTAAAACAAACTTAAAAAGATTAAGTGGTGTTAAGTCTTATGCAAATGCAGTAGAAACAGTTACAAATTATAATAATGTAGAATTATTACAAGACGATTTAGATTTAGAAAGTAAATTTACAGAAACACATTTTGATGACAAAGTTGCAAATGTATTAGATAATTTAAAAGTAATGGCTAGTAAAAGACATGCTTTTGAAAGTTACATTACAAACGCAATAGCAAAAGAAACGTTTGAAAATATTAAAGATCAACTTAAAGAAGACGAGTTAATGGAATTTGACACACCTCATGCTAAACTTGGACATCAAGTTAGTAGATTAGGGTTTAATGCAAAGGACGAAAAACTTGGAAACTATTTACATAGCATTAGTAGTAAACTAAATGCTGGTGGACAACTGAGCCAATTCGAGTATGGTGCAATTAAAAGTAGTCTACTAAGTGCAGGTCAGCACAATGTACAAACTGCTCCTATGACAGCAACAGAGTCATATGAAGCATTTTTAGACCAGTTTATCATATAATATTACGTTATAAAGATAAATAAATTTGTTGGAAGAATAAAGTAATTTAATTTTCCAATAGTTGTAAAAAAGTACTTGACTTTTTTGCATCGAGGCATTATAATAAAAAAACAGTTGTATCCTAAATACAGAAGATACAGCGAAACATGGCATATAGGAGAAAAACATGGCATCTTTAGCAGAAATCAGAGCAAAACTACAATCAATGGAATCTAAACCAGGCGGTGGTTCAAAAGCTCAAGGCGATAACGCAATATACCCATTTTGGAACATAGACGAAGGCACATCAGCAGTGATGAGGTTTTTGCCTGATAGTGATCCAAACAACACGTTCTTTTGGGTAGAACGACAAATGATCAGACTAACATTTCCAGGAGTGGCAGGCGGAGACGCAAGGCCAGTTACTGTACAAGTTCCTTGTATGGAAATGTGGAATGAGACATGTCCAATATTAACTGAGGTAAGACCTTGGTTCAAAGATCCTTCTTTAGAAGATATGGGTCGTAAATATTGGAAAAAAAGAAGTTACATTTTCCAAGGGTTTGTAAATGAAAATCCTTTAGATGAGACTTCACCAGAGAATCCAATTAGAAGATTTGTAATTGGTCCTCAAATATTTAACATAATCAAATCAGCACTTATGGACCCAGAGATGGAAAACCTTCCAACAGACTATGTTGCAGGTACTGATTTTAGATTATCCAAAACAACCAAAGGTCAATATGCAGACTATTCTACAAGTAAGTGGGCAAGAAAAGAAAGTGCTCTTACTGAAGAAAACTTAGCGGCAATTGATACACATGGTTTGTATAACTTAAACGACTTCCTTCCAGCAAAACCAAGTGCTGAGGGAGTACAAGCAATTTCCGAAATGTTTGCGGCAAGTGTAGACGGGGAACTTTATGACCCTGCAAAGTGGGGTGACTTTTACAAACCCTACGGACTTGATACAGGAAGTAGCACACAATCAACAGTTGCACCAGCTCAAACTGTACAAGCAACTGCAACAGAGAGTGTGGCACCTGTAACAGCACCTGCACCAGCAGTAGCGGAAACAACTGCACCAGCAGTAGAAACTCCTGCTCCAGCACCAGCGGCTGAACCCGTTGCAAGTGCTCCAGCAGAAGGAGATGCAGGCAAGAAGTCAGCAGATGACATTCTTAATATGATTAGAAACAGACAATCAAGTTAAGGAGTAATCATGCAAAAACCATTTGACTTAACAAAGTTCAGAACCGGTTTAACTAAAAGCATTAGTGGAATTAGTGCTGGTTTCCATGACCCAAAGGATTGGATCAGCACTGGTAACAAAACATTAGACTACCTAATAAGTGGGGACTTCAATGGAGGTATCCCACTAGGTAAAGTTAGTGTGTTTGCTGGTGAATCAGGTTCTGGTAAATCGTTTATATGTTCTGGCAACATTGTTAAAAATGCACAAGATCAAGGATGTCAAGTAGTATTATTTGACTCTGAGAACGCATTGGATGAACAATGGCTACAGGCATTAGATGTTGATACATCACCAGAAAAACTATTAAAAATTAGTGTTTCAATGATTGACGATGTTGCTAAAGCAATAAGTGAATTTATGAAAGACTATAAAAATAATTATGGCGATATGGCATATGAAGATATGCCTAAGTTATTATTTGTTATAGATAGTTTAGGAATGTTATTAACGCCTACTGACGTAACACAATTTGAGAAAGGTGATATGAAAGGTGATATGGGTAGAAAACCAAAGGCATTGGCGTCTTTAGTTAGAAACACAGTTAACCAAATAGCACCCTTTCCAATTGGAATTGTAGCAACAAACCACACTTATGCATCGCAAGACATGTTTGACCCTGATGATAAAATCTCAGGCGGACAAGGTTTTATATATGCATCAAGTATTGTTGTAGCAATTAAAAAACTTAAACTAAAAGAGGACGAAGCAGGAAATAAAGTTTCCACAGTACAAGGTATAAGAGCCGCCTGTAAAGTAATGAAGTCTAGATATAGTAAACCTTTTGAAGGTGTACAGATTAAGATTCCATATGAAACAGGAATGGACCCTTATAGTGGTATGGTAGAAATGTTAGAAGCAAAAGAGATACTTACTAAAGTAGGTAATAAACTTTCTTATGTTTCTCCTGTAACAGGTGAAGAAATAAAAGAGTTCAGGAAAGGCTGGACTAATGAAAAACTTCAAGTAATTTTAGATGAATGGGGACAAAATCCTATGGCACAAGATGATGTTGTAGAAGATATTGATCCTGAGATTCTAGAGCCAGATATGGAGGATTACACAGATGAGTCCTGAGGTAGCATTACTATTAGATGCATGGGACACGATTAAATCGTTTGTCCCTGCAAAAGAAAGGCTTCATGTAGCAGAAGAACTACTTAGATCTTTTGAAGATCATGTTGATATTTCAGAAGCAGAAGAAAATGCTAATGAGTTCGATTCTATTATGAAAGCCGCATTAATCAGCCACTTTGACATTGGGTTGGAAGATGATGAAGATGAGGATTGGGATTAATTTATGGCTACCCATTATAACAACATTGTACAAGACTTAGGTAATATAGTTCCGGCAATCGAATATTACCAAAAGGAATTAGATGAAGCAAGATGGGAAGTCAAGATCAAAGGGAGCCTGGAAAAGGCCAGTGCCTCCCTGCCCGGTCTTACTGAGTTTCGATTTAACCAACTTCAAGAGATTGAAGCAATATTGGAACATTTAAATATAGAACTTCGCAAGGAACGTTCTGTAGTATTTCGTAAATATTTAGAAAACTATAATAGAACATTATCAAGCAGAGATGCAGATAAGTTTGTTGATGGTGAACAATCAGTAATAGACCTAACACACCTAACTAACCAATTTAGTCTATTGAGAAATAAGTATTTAGGAATAATGAAAGGCTTAGATACAAAGCAATGGCAAATAGGACATATCACTAGACTTAGAACTGCTGGTATGGAAGACATTGTAATAGATTAATGAAATTAGATTTACACGGTGTTAGACATCACGAAGTAGATCTTAAAGTAGAAAATTTTATACTACTTAACCAAAACCAATTACCACTTACTATTATTTGCGGTAACAGTCAGCGAATGATTGACCTAGTAAAAGATGTTATAGATAGAATAGGTTGCGAAGAATTTGTTATGGATTTATATGGTGTAATCGTTATAAGGAAAATATAATGTTAAGCAATAGTACCATTCCACAAGAATATGTGGAAGCCAGTGTACTAGATCCTGTAGCAACAGACTTATTACTATGTTGTGATAGAAATTTAGATACGTCAATAAATTTAGGCGTATCAAGTTTATTATTAGAAACAATAAAAGAAAGAATAGAATATTTTATAGATCAGGGTGTAGAAAGTTTTGTATTGGGGAATACAGACACATGGCCAAACTTACTATCTTCTGAAACATATGACGATATAATTAATTTTTTAAAAAGTAAGCAAGATACATTCTTTATAATACAAACTATAGGGTATGATGCAAAAAAACATTCTGATAACATATATGAAATAGGATTAGTTTATTTTAATAATTTTAAATATCAACCTATAGAAAATACTGGCAAAAGAGATTACTCGTATAGTTTTTTGAATCATTTTCCAAAGTATTTTAGAATTCACTTAGGGTATAAGTTGTGGGAAAATAAATTATTAGATGATATTTTATTCTCACAAAGTAAGGGAGAAGAAAATTTTTTAAATGAAGCAAATAAAAAGTTACAGCATCTAAAACATTATCAAAATTATATAGATTGTTTACCTTTTAAGTATGAGCAAGATCCTTATGCAAAAGCATTAGATGATAAAAACTTATCCTTTGATACATTTTCTGTAAGCCATACAGCATTTAATAATACTTATGCTCACATATATACAGAATCAGAAATAGACAAACAAGTATGTACTGAAAAAACTGTTAAACCATTTTTAGCAGGGCAAATACCCATACCTTTAACTCCAATAGGACATTTAGAATATCTTAAAGAATTAGGCTTTCATACCTTTGATGACCTATTAGGATATGATTATGACAGTTTAGAATATGAAAATAAAATAGAAAAAATAGTTGACATTGTTAGCGAAGGAAGTTATTATATAGAGAACTATTATACTAAAAATTATACAAAAGTAGAAGAAAATAACATTAATTTACGAAATATGTATAAAAAGGGGTTGACAAGACTTAAAAATATAGTATAATAAATGTATATTTTAAATAAAGCCGTGGGAGGCATTATATGAAAAACTTTGTTAAAATTAAAAAAGGTACCTATCGCAATGCACCTATTAAAGATGCGATTTTTCCACTAGTAAAACCATTAACCTTTGGTAAAAAAGGTGCGTTTGTAACGGTAGATGGTTCTGCTTTAATGGGTCCTGAATCTAAAAGAGTAAGGATTTTAGTTGATTCACCACTTAGTGTTGAACCCTCATCTAAAGAAGACTATCAAGCACTTATGCCAGTTAAAAAAGAGCCTAAGAAAAAGGAAACTACTCAACAGGCTATGGATAGGATTAAAAAGAGATTTGAGGTATTAGACCAAATGACTGATGCTGTAGCAAATGGTACTGTTAGAGGACTTATTGTTAGTGGCCCTCCAGGAGTAGGTAAAAGTTTTGGTGTTGAAACTATACTTGAAGAGTATGATGCAATGGCAAAACTTGGTGGTGGTGTTAAAACAGAAATTGTTAAGGGCTCTATGACACCAATTGGTTTGTACAAAACATTATTTAACAATTCGTCAAAAGGTGACATACTTGTATTTGATGACTGCGATACAGTATTATTTGATGAAGTATGTTTGAATATGTTAAAAGCAGTATTGGACTCTGGTAAAAAGAGAACAATTAGTTGGAAAGCAGAATCACAAGCACTTCGTAGAGAAGACATACCTGATAGGTTTGAATTTAAAGGTGGCGTAATCTTTATTACTAATGTAAACTTTGAAAATGTTAGAAGTAAGAAAATACAAGATCATTTACAAGCACTAATGTCAAGATGTCACTACATTGATTTGGGTATGGACTCTACTAGCGATAAGTTTTTAAGGATTAATCAAATTGTTAGAGATGGCATGCTTAAAGAGTATGGCTTTAGCAAAGAGTTTGAAAAAGAAATTATAGACTTTATGGTCTTAAAGAGTGCTAGACTTAGGGAACTTAGTTTGAGAATGGTACTTAAAATTGCTGACTTGGCCAAGATGGATTTCGACAATTGGAAACAATTGGCTGAGTCAACTTGTATGCATAGACAAAAAAATGTTTAAGCATACTCCCCCTGGTGTTTAGAACCCTCCCACTCTAAACACTTTGAAGCCCCCAATTTTTTGGGGGTTTCTCTTATTAAACACTTGACAAAATATATATTAAGTGTATAATTAGTACTTATAAATTACGACTTTGATCAGTCATCACAGGAGAAATAGATCATGGAAAAATTTCTATACGATAATATTGTAAAGATTGCAATAGTTATTACTTTACCTTTATGGACAGCATTTGCACTTGCTGAAGATATTGAAGAGGTAATTGTTATTGCACAAGAAGTAAAACAAACAGAAACAGATGCTCTTACAGATACTAAATTAATTAGTACTTTAATACCAGAAGTGGCCTATATAGCAGGAGGCTATGGCGGTAATATTTTATATAGAGAACGAGGAACACAATCAGTTCATACAGCAGTTTATAAAAACGGAATACATCAAAATACCCCTGGTTCAGGTTGGTATGACTTTGCACATGATATTGTATCAGGCGAAGACGTTAAAGTAATTAGTGGAGCCAATAGTGTAATGTATGGCTCAGGCAGTATAGGTGGTACAGTTTTAATTACAGATACAATTAAAAAAGGTGTAACTGGAAGATTAGGAAACCAATCTCACAGATATCTGTCAGTAGCACCTACAAACTGGATACAAGTTACAGATTTTTCAGTAAAGCAACATGCTAGAAACGATAACGAAGAAGAAGATACTTATGAAAATACTAGTGCAAAAATTATTGCAGACGCAGGCGACTTTACACTATATGTAAATGCAACAGATTATGCATACGATTATGATAATTGTTATACTGCTAGTTGGTCACAAAGTAACGACTGCTTACAGGACGGTGAAAGATTTACTGTAAGTATTAGGAACGAATTCTTTACTATTGGTAGATCAGAGGATAAAGCAGAATATTTTACAGAAGGTGTTAGTACATACCAAAATGAAAGTAGTAGAGACTTTTTTAGAGCAGGCGATACTGTTAAATTATCTAACTTATTAGATGTCACTTATGGTGTTGATGGTAGCAAAGATCAATACATGGAACAAAAACAAGATAACTACGGTGCCTTTTTAAGTGTAAATGCCAAGTTTGCATTAGAGTACAACTTTGGTATTAGATACGGAAACGAAGATCAAAATGCTATGAGACTTGGTATAGCAAAAGATCAGTTCTTTTTTAATGTAGGAACTAGTTATAGAAGGCCTAACTTATATGAACTTTATGGCGATGCCTTTGTAGATCCAAATAATGAATTACTTCCTGAGGAAGGAGTTGGATATGAAATAGGGTTTGGTGCTATTAGTATTTTTAAATACGAATTTGAAGAAGCAATAGAATATACGTCATCATATTCAGAAACAGTATTAGTTTCTCCTGCTACATATGATGTAGATGGAAATCTTTTAACTGATCAAGTAAATGAAACAATTTATTATAATGCAAAATATAATAATTCAGGCTCATATGATACACAAGGTATTAGATTTTCTAATACGTGGAATTCATTTAGTATTGATTTAAAAGTAAATGACACAGATCAAACTAGAGTACCTGAGTATGTTGGTGTTATTACATGGGAACAAATGTTTAAAGATGTAAATTATAAAGTTCAGTATGCAGGACAGTTTGATAGAAAGCCTGGTGCTTACGATGTTCTCCCAGTAGGACAAGAGTTTTTAGAAGATCTTACAAAACTTAGTGTGTATATTACAAAAAGATTTACTAATGGTATGAATCTAAACTTTGCGATTGATAACATTACTGATGAAGAAGTAGAGATATTACCTTACTATGACAACCAAGGTAGACAAATTAACTTGACATTACAGTACAATTGGTAGTATAATAAACTATGGGAAAATGTGTTTTAGAAATTAAGGACGAGGTAAACGTCAGGTTCACAGGACTTGACGTTAAGACCAGACGTAAGATTTCAGATGCCTGTAAGTATTTTTTACCTTATGCATATCATATGCCAGCATATAAACTAGGCAGATGGGATGGATGCGTGAGGTTCTGTGATATAGGTGGCAGAACATATTTTCATATATTAGATAAACTGTTACCTATTGTAACTGGCGATGGCTATGAGATTGAAGTTAAGGATATGCGACAAGCATGGGAATTTAATTTTGATGCTGTTGCACAAACAAGTTATGATCATGTTAAATGGCCTGAGAAACATCCTGCAGGAGGAGAACCTATTATATTAAGGGACTATCAAGTAGATGTTATAAACAAGTTCCTAGAGAATCCACAGAGTGTACAAGAGATTGCCACAGGAGCAGGTAAAACACTTATTACAGCAGTACTAAGTCAAAAGTGTGAGGAGTATGGCAGAACTATTGTTATTGTTCCTAATAAAGACTTAGTAGTACAAACAGAAAAAGACTATATTAATATGGGATTAGATGTTGGAGTATTGTTTGGGGATAGAAAACAATATGATAAACAGCACACAATTTGTACTTGGCAAAGTTTAGCAGTATTAGAAAAGAAAACTAAAGCAGGAGAAACTCCATTTCCAATAGATGAGTTTTTAGATGATGTTGTATGTATTATGGTTGACGAAGTACATAAAGCAAAAGCAGATGTTTTAAGAAATTTATTAAGTGGTCCATTTAAAAATGTTCCAGTTAGATGGGGACTAACAGGTACTATCCCAAAAGATGAATATGAAGCAGTTGGCTGTGTATGTAGTTTAGGCCCAGTAGTTGGTAAAATGAGTAGTAAAGAACTACAGGATATGGGTGTACTAGCAAACTTAGACATCAATATATTCCAACTACAAGATGGTATGATGGGATTCAGTAACTATGCACAAGAACTTAAATGGTTAGTTACAGATGAAAAAAGAATAAAACATATCTCAGAAATAATAAAAGGACTTTCTGTAAATGGAAATACATTGGTTCTAATAGATAGAATCGCAACTGGAGAAGCCTTAGGGGAATTAAATGATGACTGGGTTTTTGTTTCCGGTACAATGAAGCAAAAAGATAGGCAAACAGAATATGATGAGATATCAGAATTAGACAATAAGGTTATTGTTGCAACATATGGTGTGGCGGCAGTGGGTATTAATATACCAAGAATATTTAATTTAGTATTACTAGAACCAGGCAAAAGTTTTGTTAGAGTAATACAAAGTATAGGTAGAGGCATTAGGAAAGCAGAAGATAAGGATTATCTTAATGTAGTAGACTTAACTAGCAATTTAAAATACAGTAAAAGGCATTTAACGAAAAGGAAAGCCTTCTACCGAGAACAAGGATTTCCTTTTCAAGTAACCAAGGTGGAATATAAATGAAAATATTAACATTAGAAAATAAACCATACGATATAGATTGTGTGCCAGATCAGATTGAGGATATTAGATACTGTGTCTTTGATGGAGGAGATGAAGAATTTCAAGACTACTACTTCTTACCATTAATATTTTTAGAAAGTTTTCATGCTCCTGCTATTTGTTTGCAGATAGGAGAGCATAATATTCAAATGCCTATGGATTGGAGCATACTAACTTGTGATGAAGAGTTTGCAGATTTAGAAATAATACCATTAGCAAGTTTGAATAATAGAGGGTTTTTAACACCTGCACTTAATCCAATGCATAGTTGGATGCCAAGAGCAGAAGAGATACAAATTACTAATGTGTATCAAGATGTTAAATGGTTTTTCCCTAAACTTAAAAATGGTCATATGTTAGTTGTACCACTTGAAGATAAGGAAGAACCAAAGTGTGTATTGTTTATAAAAGAATACAAAAAAATTAAAAATATTGACATAGCAGATTTATTATAGGAGGCTAATATGGCAAAACATAGATATAGAATTGAAGGCGGAAGATACGGAGGAGAACTTGTTTTAGGAGAAGTTAGTAATTCTTTTGCTAGTTATTATGCAGATAAACAAGATGAAGTTGTTGATGCAGTTTTAGAAGCAGAGGACTGGGACCCAAATGAGGAGGAAGATTCTGATGCTTTATTAGACCCAGAAGGGATACCACATCCTGCATTACCAGGTGAAGATTTTTACATGTGGGAAAATGATAACTTTGAACACATTAATAGTGCCTATGCAGATGGCGGGTTTATGGTATACGAAGTTCCAGCAGATGGTTCAAATGATTGGGACTATGATAAAGAAGTATATGATGGAGAAGGGATTCATGTATATGGCAGAGAAGGCGGATACTTTAGTAGTGAAGAACCAGAAGTAGTAAATGAAAAAGACGAGGATGGTAACGAGTATGTTCCTGTTTTAGCATTTCATAGTTCAGAAAAAGGCAGTTTCGGTGCATGGTTTGTAGATACTGACGAACCATTTGACGAGTTTAAATTAGGTTATGGTGTTGTAGAAACAAACTTAGCAGAATTTATTGATAATGTATTTTACGATAAGGAAGAATTAGACTGTGATTACGATTACAATGACACTACCGGTAAAAGTTATGATGCAGAAGTTGGTTGGTTAAATACTAAGTGGCATGATAGTCAGGAACTGATGTATGAAAACTTAAAAGACTATTGGGAAGACTTCGACGACAATGCTGAGTGGGAACGTGAAAATAGGGAATAAATGAAAAGAATATTAATATGTGGATTACCTGGATCAGGTAAAACAACGTTAGCAACTAAACTAGTAGAAGTACTAGGTAATGCAGATTTTTATAATGCAGACGAAATAAGGTCAAAGTTTAAGGACTGGGACTTTACAAACAAAGGCCGTGCAAGGCAAATGAAACGTATGCAGGATTACACAAGAAAAAGTGTAGCAAAAGGAAGGTATGGTGTTGCTGATTTTGTTTGCCCCACAAATGAATTACAAAAAACATTTATGCCTGAGTATTTAATTTTTATGGATACTATAGAAAAAGGTAGATTTGAAGATACAAATCTTATATTTGAAAAGCCTACTAATCAAACAGAAGTTGATGTGAATGTACATATTACTGAAGATGACTGGTGGGAAGAAGATAAAATAGAACAATGGGCAAAACTTATTGCTGTTGATATAAAAGATCACGAATTCCAACCAAAACTACCAACTACACAAATGTTAGGAAGGTTCCAACCGTTCCATGCAGGCCATAAGGCATTATTTGAAAAAGCATTAGATAAACATGGACAAGTTGCAATACTTGTAAGAGACATGCCTTTGAACGATAATAATCCTTGGTCACCTGAAGATATATGTGAAAATATAGAACAAGAACTATATGAATATGCAGGTAAGTTTAGATGTTATCCAGTTCCTAACATAATGAATATTACATATGGTAGAGATGTAGGGTATAAGGTAGAGCAGGAAGTATTAGATGCAGACATTGAAAGCATCAGTGCAACTAAAATTCGTAAAGAAATGAAACAAAAAGGAAAATTATAATGAATAGCATTAATGAACAATGGAACTTGCCTGAACTAGTTGAACTAGTAGAACAATGGCATACAGATAGAAATCTTATAGAAGGAGCAACTGATAAAGATCAAGTATTAAAACTACTACAAGAAATGGGAGAGTTATCAGATAATGTCTGTAAAGGTAACGATATTAGAGACGACTTAGGTGACATGTTAGTTGTAATGATTAATATTATGAAAAGAAATAATATTAGTATGGAAGAATGTTTGCAAGTAGCATATGATGATATAAAAGATCGCAAAGGTAAAATGATAGATGGTATCTTTGTAAAAGAAGGAGACAATTAATGTATGAATTTACAAGTGAAAGTGTAAGTAGCGGACATCCAGATAAAATATCAGATCAAATATCTGATGCTGTCGCAACTTATTTAATAGATAAAAATATAAATCATAGGGCGGCTGTTGAAACTTTAGTAACAACCAATATGGTTACACTTGCTGGTGAATTCAAAAGTGATAAGTTTGATAAAGATGAAATTGAAGATATTGTAAGAGCAGTTGTACAAGATATAGGATACGAACAAGATGGGTTTCATTGGGAAAAACTAAAAGTATATAATGAATTACATGGCCAAAGTCCAGACATTGCATTAGGTACTGATGACTTAGGAGCAGGAGATCAAGGTCTTATGTTTGGTTATGCATGTGATGAGACACCAAATCATATGCCTAGTGCAATATATTACAGTCATGAGATACTCAAAGCATTAGAAAATACTAGACGCAATGGGGGAGATTGGTTAGGTCCTGATAGTAAAGCACAAGTCACATTTAATTATGATAAAGTAGGACAGCCAATAGATATTAAAACTATAGTATGTAGTACACAACATAGTGATGAATTAAGTATAGAAGAAGTTAGAGAAAAGGTTATAGATATAATACTGCCTGTTGTTAAAGACAAAGTAGATTTATTACATTCAAAATGGTTAATCAACCCAACAGGTAGATTTGTTATAGGTGGTCCAGATGGTGATACAGGATTAACAGGAAGAAAAATTATTGTAGATACATATGGTGGTTATGCACCTCATGGTGGTGGAGCATTTAGTGGTAAAGATTGTACTAAGGTAGACAGAAGTGCGGCTTATATGGCACGTTACTTAGCAAAGAATATTGTAGCAAGTGGCAAGGCAAAAAATGCCACAGTACAATTAAGTTATGCTATTGGTGTAAAAGAACCAACTAGTATATATGTATATGCAGATGGTGAAGTAAGAAAAGAGTTTGCAGATTATTTTATGAACAACATTGATTTAACACCAAAAGGTATAATTGAAAAATTTAATTTATTTGATTTAGACTTAACTACTACAACTAACTATGGACACTTTGGTAAAGAAGATATGCCATGGGAAAAAGTAAATATATTCTAATGGATACTAAGTATAATCATCCTGCCTATTCCAGATACCCGCAGTTAAAGGAACTTGAAGAGTCAAGAAATAAAATGGATTTAAAAGAAGCGATTAGAACAGTACCTAATTTTCCAAAAGAAGGAATACAATTTAGAGATATCACAAGCATGTTAGAAACGCCACAGGCGTTCAATAAAGCATGTATTGACATTACTAAAGCATGTATGCAATTCAATGCAACAAAGTTAGTTGCGATAGAAAGCAGAGGGTTTGTGTTTGCTTCTCCAGTAGCAAGAGATATGGAATTGCCTTTAATACTTGCAAGGAAACCTGGTAAGTTGCCTAACCCTACATATCAAAGAAATTACAAATTAGAATATGGTGAAGCAACATTGCATATACAACAAAACAGCAATTTGAAACCAACAGATAAGATTGTCATTGTAGATGATTTAATTGCAACAGGAGGAACTGCCCTAGCAATAGCAAGTTTAATTTGTCAGTGCTGGAATGTTCCTAGAGAAAATATTTTAGTTTTAGCAGTTGTGGACTTGCCCGATTTAGAAGGAAGTGCTATAATAGAGAAAGAAGGCTATAATGTAGAAACTCTTGTTGAGTTCGAAGGAGAATAATGCCTAAGAAACCTCAAATTCCGTTAAAAGATATAATGGCGGCGATTGACAAAAAGGATAGAAACTTTTATAATAACCTAACGGATGAAGGTAAAAAAGCCTTTAGTGCCTGGATGATGATGAGGTATTGTAGTAGTGTGCAAGGCAGAGATGCCGCAAACTATATATTCATGACAAACGAACTGGTAAACTACCAATTTAGTGAAGTTAGCAAACATCCTGAACTACAATGGTTACTATTAAGTGCCTGTGGTACAGGTAAAATACAATTTCATCCTTATTTGAAACCGCCTAATGCGAGAAAGAAAAAGAATAAGGTATTTGAATTTGTATATTCTGTTTTCCCTCATATGAAAAGTGAGGATATTAATAATTTTATTGATCTTAATACAAAAGAAGATTTAAAAACTTTAGCAAAACAGCATGGTTATGATGACAAAACAATTAAGGAGATCTTTGGAAAATAATTTTACATGTAAATGGTGTGGCAAATCATTTAAAAGCGAACGTACTCTTAGTGTTCATATGTGCGTCAAGAAAAGACGTATGGCAGACAAAGATCTAACACATACTAGATTAGGTTATAGAGTATTTCAAATGTTTTATGAGATTAATACCACAGCAACTAAACCAAAGTCATATGAAGACTTTGTTAAAAGTCAGTACTATGAGGGTTTTGTAAAATTTGGTAGAAGTTGTGTCACAAATGAATATTTAAATCCAGAGCAGTTTGCAGAATGGCTTATTAAAAATGGTAAGAAACTTGCTGACTGGTGCAAAGATAGTTTATATGATGAGTATATGTTACATTATGTAAAAAAGGAACCCGGTATGAAGGCCTTAGAACGAACAATTATGTATTTGTCCAAATGGAGTGACGAGAGTAAAAACGTTTGGCAGGATTATTTTAAATTAGTCTCCCCTGCAAGAGCAGTACATGATATTAGAAGTGCAAAAATAAGTCCTTGGGTATTATATTTGTGTCAAACAGGAGACGAATTACTTGTAAGATTTAATGATGAGCAGGTCAAGATGATTGCAGATATAATAGATGCAACCTTTTGGATGAAGCAGTTTGCTGGTAATAAGGAAGAAGTTGCAGAAGTAAAACAATCATGTGAGGTAGCAGGGATATGAATAAATTTGAATTATTGGAATCTTTTGGACCTAGGATAGCAAAGGTAAAATTATCAAAAGAAGAAACAAATGAACTATATCAAATTTGTATTAACTCCCATAGAGATGCAACAGATACTTTAGTTGGATATATAAAAGAAGAAGTACATATACTTGAAAGATTAAAAGGTTCAGAAGTTTCTAATACGATTTCTCAGTATGTAGATGAATATATAAAAACTGTAGATTCAGGAATATATGGAAAAATATTAAAAGAAAATAATTTTGATTCAATATGTAATTTAAGATCTGCATGGTACAATAAACAAATAGCAATGGAATATAATCCAATCCATAGTCACATAACTAGTGCAGACATTGTTACAGTTTTATATCCTAGGATTGAATTAGATACTAATGTAGAATATTATAAAGTTAATTCTACAACTAATCATAAACAAAAAGGACAAATAAATTTTCAATATGGACAGGAAGTAAATACTAATGGATTTGGAAGATACTGTGTTGATTTAGAACCTGAAGAAGGTGACTTATTAATATTTCCTTCATCTACTTTACATTATACTGCACCGGTGCTAGGTAATAGTTTTAGGTATAGCATAAGTTGTAATTGGGTAATACACAACCATATAAAAAGAATGGCAACAAAAAAATGAATAAGAAACAAGAATTACTTACAATAACAATGGAAGAATGCGGTGAATTGGTACAGGCATGTAGTAAACTAATACGGTTTGAAGATGATGAATGTCCTAATGATTTAAAAAATTTACAAGATGAAGTTGGTGATTTAATGTGTATGATTGAATTATTAAAAAGAGATGGATTTGTTACAGAGGAACAAATAAAGGACAGAATGTTTTTAAAAGAACAAAAATTAATGAAGTGGAGTTCGTTGTTTAATGAAGATTGATTTTGATGTAGATATAGATATGGCTAACAGAGATGACTTTTTAAAGTTAATTAACCATACTCCTGCAAGTATTGAAAAGGATGGTAAGTTTACTAAGCACAATACTGGCGTCTACTTTCAAAATATTCCTAAGTTTCCTTTACAAGGATACAGTACAATAGATCACAAACAAGCAGAAGATGAGGGTTGGTTTAAAGTAGATTTTTTAAATGCTAGTGTATACAACGATATTAAAGATGAAGCACATTTAAACAAGTTAGTAAATACAGAACCCATGTGGGAACTTCTACAACATAAAGAAGTTGTTGAGCAGTTGTTCCACATAAGTAACCATTGGGATATTGTTAAGCAACATACTCCTACTAATATAGAACAATTAGCAATGATATTGGCAATTATAAGGCCTGGTAAACGTCACTTGGTAGGAAAGAGTTGGAAGGAGATAGAGGATAATGTTTGGGTAAAACCAAATGATGGGACTTACTTCTTTAAGAAGAGTCATAGTTATGGTTATGCTCTAGCAATAATGGTACAACTTAATAGTATTTGTGAATAGTTAATCTGTCTTTTTAACTAATTGGATTCCACGTCTTTTTATACGTTTCTTTAATAAATTTTGTAATGTGGTTACAGGACCAAATAATATTTCAACATCTTTCATTATAAAAGTTTTTAAGCAAGGTTGAAACATTCTCATTTCTATATTTAAAAATACATCTATAGGTAGCATACGATTAGATTCCCACCACCATGTCTCTCCCATTTGTAAGAATATTCTTTTATCTTCTATTGTAGGTATCTTCTCAATATCGTAAAATGTTAAGATACTATTATCATGATTGACTACTATACCAACATATTCTTTACCTCCATACAATATGCCAGTAAGAAAGGGATATTTTTCTTTTGTTGAATCTATTAGATCTTTTTTCTCCACAATGTTATTTATGTAAGGTATTGATAAATAGTACAATAGAAAGAGTAAATTTATGAGCCAAGGAAATCAAAAAATGTATTTATATGATAATATTATTGATATAGTATTAGATTCCTATGGCGTATATGTGGATAACAGGCCTATGAATAACAGAAAATTAATAGCACATAAAGGAATGACTAACGAATTATTATTTAATATTACTGATAGAGATAGAAAGAAACAAAATGTATTTGGTAAGTCTTTTAGTGCAAACCTCGTAAACCCTACTTCTAAAAGAAGAGTTTTATCTAAATTATTAGAAGAAACTACTAAAGTAGGGCAAATAAAACTTAGTTTAAATGATGGTGATCTTGTAAATATAGACGCAGGATTATATACAATTTATATTGTAATGCAGAAAGAAGACGGCTCTGATGCTCCGGTATTTACAGATCAAAACAATGGACTTAAATTCCAAATTGAGATATCAGATCAGATAGGTAGAGAACCTGTAAAAACGCAAACAATAGAAACCTTCTTACAATCCGGTGAGGATATTTATACTTCAAGTGCAGTAAAGGGAAATGTTGATAGAAACTTTAATCACTCTTTACACAGTTTAGCAATCTATCCAAGTGGCTATTCAGGTACTATCACAATACAAGGCAGTTGTTTAGAAAATTCTCCTAACAGTGACGAAGCAAGTTTAGACTGGTTTGACATCTCAGATTTTTCTTTAACAACTTCTTCAGTATTAACACATAAAACTTTTAAAGTTAATGCTAATTGGATTAGAATAAAACATGTCCCTACAGCAGGTTCTATAAGTAAAGTACTAATTAGAAACTAGTTGACTTTTCAGCATATATCATGTATAATTAATGCATGGATATAGACTTCTTAGTTGAAAAGGTGCACCGCCTCCTTTTGGATAACTTGCCTATAAGGACAAGTAAAACTCCTAGTGGTTGGAATACAATGGATTGTCCAATGTGTACTGATAAAAGGAAACGTGGTGGTCTTATTACAACTGGTGCAAAAATATCCTATAATTGTTTTAACTGTGGGTTTACTACAGGTTGGGAACCTAATCCTACATTAGGTAAAAAATACAAAGACTTAGCAACAAAATTAGGTGCTGATCAAACAGATATACATGCTGTTACTGTTGACTTATTAAAATATGCAGAAGATTTAGAAACTGAAGACACTACCGATTATGTATATAATTTAGCGAAGTTTAAGAATGAAGATTTACCTGAAACTGCAATAGCAGTAGATGATTTGCCTGAGGAACATCCGGTAAGGCAGTACGCAATAGAAAGGGGACTTATTGGTCTATATCCATTGTTATATTTTGAGGAATCATTATATAAACAAAGATTGGTGGTTCCCTTTTCTTATAACGGAGAATTAGTTGGTTGGACTGCTAGGCATATAAATCCACCTAATAAAACAACACCTAAGTACTTACATAAAATGCAACCTGGATATGTTTTTAATATAGATAGGTTTGCAGATAGTAAAAGAGAAATTGTTATAGTGACAGAAGGTGTCTTTGATGCTATAATGATTGATGGAATAGCAATACAAGGTAATAGTGTTGGTCCTGAACAAGCACACCTAATAGAAAAATTGGGTAAAAGAATTATTGTTTGCCCTGACAGAGACGAAGCAGGTATAGATTTAATTATGCAGGCCGCTGAACTAGGGTGGGAAGTAAGTTTCCCACCTTGGCATGTGGATTGTAAAGACGCCGCAGATGCTGTACAACGTTATGGCAGAATGGCTACTGTTAGTAGTATTATAAGACATGCAACTAACAATGAACTGAAAATTAAAGTTAAGGCAAAAATGATATGAGAGAAAAGTTAGATCACTGGAAAAATGTATGTAAATTACATTGGAAAGAAATAGTTACTTTATCCATAGCATTACATTGGGCTGTAGATTTATTAATTTTAGGACCATTGTTTATTGCATTAGGTTGGTTTTTAGGTGTAAATTTTGGACATGGGCATTAAATGAAAGTTTATGTAAATGGTTGTAGTTTTAGTTATGGCAATACTGCTGATAATAAATTTGCATGGCCTGATCTTTTACCCTATGATGTAATTAATGAAAGTTGGATTG